TGTCCTTCAGGCCAAACAACTCCTTGGTCCTTCCAGTAGTCTTCTGTAACAGGTGTAAAGTTCAAATTAATCGGATGACGTCTATCTTCAATGTCAATGATTTGAACTTTGTTCTTTGTAAGTACACGCTGTACTACATCAAGATGATTAACGTAACCACTACCACCAATGCCAAAGAAAGCAACTTTGCCATCCCAGCGGCCAAGTTTATATTGCGGCATATGCTTTGCATACGGCACTTCAAACTTGAGTGCATTGGCAAGTTGTCGTCGTACATCTACTTCAAGACCTTCGATCCTAATGTTTACTTCGTCTTCTATTATTAATTTACAATTAGCCATATATTCTTGAATACTTCCTAAACGGACTCGTGGTCTCTTCTCGATAAACTATCAAGTCACAATTAAATGAAACGTAACTGTCAACAAACCTATCCACCTTGCTGTCATAACTAAATGCAGCAGTAGGTTTCCATTCATTGTTAACAAGTATCTTTGGTAACTTGCTCTTACTAATATACACTACTTTTGTAGTGCTGTCAACCCAATTGTTTAGTTTTCTATCTTTAACTAATTGATTGAATCCTGCTTCGGCATCGTCTAAACGAAACAACACACTTTGTTCTTCTGGATTGATCATGTCTCTATAGTAATTTGCTAACTCGTGAAGTTGCTCTTCAGCGTTAGCAGCATCAAGTACTACTAGTAACGGAAATCTATCTAAGTCCCATAATGCTGTTAATATATCACTTGTAGATTCTGCACTAGGACGACTATTATATGTTACTTCTTTGCGCGATATAATACTGTGTGCAAGTGATGTAGATGCTGACGGCAATTCTACATAATCAAGTGCGTAACGAAATCTACGATCAATAAACTTTGCAAATGTGCTATTAGACAACTTACCAACTTCGTGTTGTATTACAGTATCGAGTGCTGGATTAATGTTTACTAACTTGTTGTTAACAATACCGCTAAGATACTCTTGCGGTGAACTATGTATTGCTTTTGCTGCTGTATAAACTTCAATTAGTTCTTCATCGATTACAAAATCTTTTTTAGTAAATCGATCTAGCAAGTTTAATACATTACGTTCATCATATTCAAAGTAGTGTATATGGGTGCCTTTTTGGTGATGATATCCTTCAGCAGTTCCTGCAAATTCATGTATATAACAGATATCAGTTTTATTAAAAGGAAACCTAATAACAATAGTATTGTCTTGACATTTAATGTATTTGCTTCGATCAATTTGTCTTAAAGGCTGTCGGGTACGCTGTAATAGGTCCTCTAAATTTTCAACGCCAGCTTCAACAAACTGTGCTTTATATGCAACAAGTTTTTCTTGCATAAGAGCAAATTGCCTATCTGTCAAGGCAGTACCTTTAAACACTTGTCGCGCAATACTATTCACAATAGTAAAGTCAGTTTGTTCGATAGTGAATTTTACAGATGACTCACGCATACCTGCAAGGTGTTCTAAACAATCTTCTATATTCTCAATCATACATATAGTATAACGCATTATAGCTTAGATGTCAAGTTCTTTTTATTAGTTCATTGATATCCATTGTTTTAAAATCAATACCAAAATTGATTCTAACTCCTACATTGCTTTTTCTATGCACCGAATGCCATTCACGATGATTGAATAATAACCATTGGTTTTCTTGTAGGACATTTTCAACTGCAATTTCTAGTTTAGATACGTCAGGAATATGAAACTCGTCTACAATCTCAAAAGATTCCGTCTCTTTATACCATCGAGTAGACTCACCTTCGCCTTTTAGCAAACAGAAAAGACTTGCCTTCCTGCCATGGCCGTGATGCGGGTGTAGCATTTCTCCGCCATTTTGTATTTGAACTATAGGAGTACATTCATCTCGTGGGATATTAAATAGCCTAAACATTTCATCTTTTACATGTTCAGACATCTCAGTAGGAACATCATATTGGTCAATAACAATTCTATCAACTTCGCCGTATTTGCGTACCATTTTATATACTCGTTGTTTAAGTATACGTGATTTACGTGTGCCAGCAATTGCAGTAACAGTCTTAAAATCTAATTCGCTAACTGCATTATTAATCTTTGAGTGTGTTCGATTACGCAGTATTAAAGAAGAATGCGGATTACCGTGTTCTACAATTTCTTCTGCCCAACGCAAACAATCAGTCTTTGCTTCATCAAGAAAGTTTGGTAGTTCAATATTTTTAAAATAGTGCATTATGTAATCCCTAGGTTAGCTATCCAGCTTTTTAATGGCAATCCTTGTGATATTTCTTCAAGTGTATATTCAGTGTGTGCATAGTCGTTAAGCCATTGTGTTCTGTCTGGGCAGAGAGGATTTTCTATATCATGAAGAAAGTCGATATCGTTGGCCACATCATAAGCAAGACTATGAGTGCTAACAAAAGTAGGAACGCCTTCGATGACACTATGTACCCCAGGATTACTACTGTAACTGATAGTACAATATACATCATCAAACCCCATATCAAAAGAATCATAAGTGCCGTTAACATGCTGTGGCTCCTGTCTAAATACGTGTCGCAAGCCTCGTTCTATTTCAGGCAATTGACAGCGTGGGTGCGGTCTAAATATAATCGGGCGTTGAGTATATTTACGTATTTCATTGTATGTGTCAAGGAACCAGTTGCTCATTGGAGGCATGTTTTCCCATTGCAGACTTTTGTCATGTTGTCCTGCAATTAAAATGTATTCACCATCGGTGCGCCAGGGTTTTAGTAATAGCCCAAGATCATTGCTACGACTATTATCATTACCACCATCCCCAAAATACCCGTCACGATTAATTCCATTGAGCCCTACTTTCCACGTTACACCTCTATTTATTCCTCCAACTTCAAGGACTATAGTAGGCTTTTTGTTTCCCCAGATAGCTTTGTTTCTAGCCATGCGGCCGTGGAAAAGAACACTCCAAATACAATCAACGTCGGCAGTGTTATCATTATAAACAACAGTGTGCCCATTGTCCACAAGACTATTTGCAAAAGCATCAAACACCGGTCCGCTATTAAGTGCGCCATAATCTGTCCATAAACTAAATTTCATTCCAATAATCTTCTGTCCTGTTTACCATAATGTCTTTCTTTTGTGACTTGCCTGCATCCTTGCGTCCTCCTTTCATATGGTCAATCCATTTGCCTAGTACGCCATTAATTAACGGATGACCTCCGCCTCCTGACTTTGCTTCACGCAAATACATTTCAGCACTGTAATCATGTGCATTAGGAAATTGTAATTTCATATTGTTTAATATGCTTCCAAACACAAAACTGTCATGCCATTCTTCTAACAAGAATATCCCGTTGTCTGCTTCTTCGTATACTCTTTCAAACTCTTTAAGGAACTCGTGACACACAGGATGATTTAAATTTAATCCGTAGAAGCCACACTCCGGCCATGTCTGTGATCCTTTGCCTCTGCCTACATAAGTGATCCAAGCGTTGTCTGGCAACTGCGCTGCAAAGTCTTCGTACGTCCAAGGACTATGCACATATGTATCCGCGTCCATCCACACACACCAGTCCTTAGAACGCTGTACAGCGTCATACACAGCGTATGTTTTATTTGCGAACCTAACTGCGTCCCACTTGAATTGCTTCATCCAATCGCGGCGTGTGTGGCGCTGCGGCTCATTAGTAATGTCACCATTAGCTTTAGGAATATGTCCCCATGTTGATTTAAATGCATTTAGTTTAGGTAATGCTGCCTTTGCATCTAATATCTCAATGCGGCTTGGATCAGGATTAACAGGCTTACAATCCTCTGCATACACTAACAACTTAATACGCTTATCAATGTTTAATGCAAAACTATCAATCATACGCTGCCCGTACTTTGATAAGCCTGCTGGATGAAACGTAGTTACTACTGTTATTTGTTTGCTCATATTACTTCTCCGGAGAGTGGCGAAGTGTAGTTAAAGTTGAGCTGCATATTCATATTAATAACTACTCTATTTTTTTCATTACCTACACTATTACCATGATACCGCAAGCCATTGAATAATACTCCTGTTCCTTTCTTAGGAATATGACTAGATTTTAAAGTTCGCTTATTATAGTTATTATCTTTGTCAAAGAAATCTTCGTAAAAATGAGTAGGGCCGTCACAATCGTTTACGTAATAAATCATAGTCCAATGAGGAGCTTGTTGATCTACATGTGGAGTTAAGTAATGTTCTTGATTCCACGATGGATCTCTGTAAGTTAATACTGCTCTCATTCTCAACAAGTGCTGTACTGATGCTCCGGTGTGTTGTTCTAAAAAATAAGTTATAGGTTTAACTAGACTTATATGATTGCTAACATAATTTATATCTTCAGCATAAAACAAATGAACAAGAGCATCTCTTGCTTTAATATTTGAATCATTTTTAAAAACTTCAGGAGCACTAGGATGCCCTGACACACTATGTTTATAGTACCAAGGAAATTGCAATGATGTCATTTCTCTTTCAATTTCGTCTTGATAACTTTTAGGTAGCAAATCTGGTATCATAATTATGTCATCGTTATCGGTTATCATTTTTGTTCCTTTCATGTGATCCATTTTCTTAGGTGATTCCACGCTTCGCCATTTTCTAGTTCGTTAAACTTCCAATGGAACATACTGATGCGCTCTAACCAACGCTGTCTATCAAATTCTTTTGGTGTTTCAATTTGCTCTAAATTAGTATTTGCTACTTCTTTGCTTTGACTTAATTTTGGATCAGTTAAGAAAGTATGATAGCCTTGTATAGTAGGACCAACTGATGCACTACTGTTATGATTAACTACTGCCCATGCATTATGCAAGTCTATTTCTAATGGTGTGTCGGGCGCAGATATTTTAACGTTACGTTCGTGTTGTAACATACGGGCAATGGTCGGCATGTAAAATCTAGATTTTTTATCGCCCGGATGTGCTCGTAATACTATAGGTCTGTTAGTATGTTTGCGTAATTGTACAACAGTGTTAACAGCCCAATCTGTTGTTGATAATCCGTTCATGGTCCAGCCGCCGTCACGTTGTAGCAATAGAAGGACTTGATGACCGTCTGTTTTATAATCTTCTAAATGTATTTTACTGTCTTTTGATATTTGTTGCCACCGGGCAGGATCCACTTCAGTATCACAGTATATTCCTGTAGTAGGAAAAATTCCATTAAAACTATATCTTAGATAACCATGAGGATTAGTTTTGTCTTTGTATAAAAATAAGTTAGCATCTGCACATGCAACATACTTTTTTGTTTGTAGCTGTTGATCTATGATTTGTTTTCTTAATTGCAAATGCGGTGTTCTTTGATCTGCATATACCCAGCCTTGTATCATTCCTACATCAGAAACTATAACATCATTGCCCGCATGAAGTATGCCTTGATCCCCACTTTGGTTTACTCCTGCATTAAACTTAACAAGCAATTCAGTTTTTTGGGGGTTAAGATTTTTAGCAGGAACTGATTTTAAATAACTAACTACTCTCATTTAATATCTCCCAAGCATATCCTGTGCGAATTTCTGCAGGAGTAAATTGACAATAACTTAGATGTCTTGCTAATGCTACTTGTAAATCCTCTGTTGGAACTATAAGATTATCAATTTGATCTATTGCAGTATTACATACAGAAGTTGCTGCATTAGTAGCAAGGGCAATAGCAGGAAGTCCAAACAAAAAAGCTTCAGTAGCAGCAATACTATTATATGTAACTAAGCAATGTACATCGTTTGCCATTGCATTATAAATTGTATCTGTTGTAGTGCGGGTACTACGTGCGGCTGGCTTAGTGCGTATTTCAATTGGTCTGTCTGTATATTTTTCAATTTCAGCAATAGTATTTTCGATCCAAACATCTAAATCTTGATCATAAAATTTCATCACTTTTCCACTTGGTGGACATATTAAAATTTTACTTCCAGTTTTGTGACGACCAAATTCAACATTTAATCTACTCAATCTGTCATCAGGACGAGTAATAAGGCTGGAAGTATTTTGTAGTCCATTTTTTGTTATTCTGTGATAATCTTTTCTAATACTAGGTTGCATGTATCCAGTATCAATTGCATAAAATTCACGGTTAGATTCTATACAGATTTTAAGTGCTTTTTGTGCTTTGCCGCCTAGCCCACGTATTACTAAGGCAGTATCTTCCTTATTTTTATAGTCCCATAATCCAATTGTCCCTCCAGAGCCTATAACAAAGTCTTGTAAGAAAGGATCATAAACGCCTTTGCGGATATTATCGTCATCTTCTTTATTTTTACTGACTGCTAATACCTTGACACCCATTTCTATTTCCTTTAATCGATTTAATTCATCTTTTGTTTTATATATGTTTTCTTCTGGATCAATAATACTTTTTAATAACAAATCAATTATTATTTTCTTATTTGGATTTATGGTTAACCTGTCAACTCCTACTATGTCTACTTTTTCGTAAAAGTCTAGTTTAGATTGTAATAATTTTTGTTTAGCTTTATAATATTCATAATTGTATTCGCAATCTTCGTATTCTTTAAACCAAGGACCGCCTTCTGTGTAGTGTAATGCTTTTGGCGTACCGTCTTGAGGCTCTTTGTACCAACCAACCAACCAATTCCATTCATGACTTATTTCTCCAACAAGGCTATCATCAAGCCAACTAAAACGATGGAAGAATGCGCCTGTCTTTGTTCTATTGTTAACTAGCCCTGTAGTAAGCTGTCTATTAGCTAGGTGACCGCAGTTAATTAACATACAGCTAGACCAATTTTTCCTTGGATAATTATACTGTTGCTTACCATCCATCTTCAGCCCTTCTTTAGGCGTATAGTCGTGATGCGCACACATTACAGCATAATCATTATTTGATTGTTCAAACAATTTTGCTGGGTCATCTAAAAATACAAAATCGCAATCTATAAAAAGTGCCCAGCCACTATATTGAGAAAGATGCGGTACTAAGAATCGAGTAAATGTAAATTCGGTGCTTGATAGATTATCGTTGGGTCTAGTATAATCTTTAGTTTTTCTAAGGGTTTTTTGTTTTAATGGAATTATTTCAACAGGTACACTAGCATGATCTATTATGCTTTGCCTGCAAACTTCGTATGCTTCTTCTTCTTTACTGTCCCAGCCGACGTATATACGTAATGGGTTATTCTCTTCGCTCAATGTCGCTCTCCGCTAGTATATTCCCAAACCAAGTTTCGATAATTTTAACTGGCTCAGTTCCGTTGTTATGTGGTCTGTGCCATACCATGTTATTAATATCATAACTATCTTGCGGACCAACTGTTATTGTTGTTTTACGATCTTGCCATTCAGTGTCAATTGTTACTTCGCCTTGTACAACATGCCAATGCTCAGATCTATGCTTATGTCGTTGATCTGATAATGACTTGCCTGGCTCAATTGTAAGTTCTTTTACTGCCCAGCCTTTGCCGTGATCTAATACTCTATAAAATCCCCAAGGACGAATCGTCTTAGGAGATTTCCATTCTTCTAAAATCCAACTACTTGAATTTTTCTTATCTTCGCCTCCAACTCCGTATACAAACTCTATATGAGGATACGTTGCATATCTTATCTGTTCCGGTGAATTAGCTTTTGTTCTATCGCCGCCGTTGGCAAAAATAAGCTTATAGCCCAATGGCAGATCCTTGCGGTGCATTAACATTTGATGTATTGCTCCGCAAGCTGAGTTATCTTTATCATCGAATCCAAAGACTGAATTAACAGCTTTAAGTTCTTGTATGATTGCAAGCCGTTCTGAGAAAGGCATAAACGGTATGCCTTTCTTACGTGTTAACCATGCATCTGAGTTTAGGCCAATATGTAATTGATTACCTAGTTGTGCTGCTGCGTTAATATAGGCAATGTGCCCACTGTGTAGAGGATCAAAGCCTCCTGTGACTAATACTATGTTGTTCATGTAGATATTTATGTGCGCAGTTTATAAAAAAAGATATTTATGAATTCCAGCCAAATATATAATCTTTACGTACATTAGTAAATTCAATAGCACCTAATGATTTTATATACTCTCCGGCACACTCATTTGTATCAGGATGTTGCTCGCATACAATAATGGGTTTGTATCTTAAAATTGTTTCTGTTGCTCCTTTTAACACTTCTAACTCGTGTCTTTCACAATCAATTTTTAATAATCCAAATTTAGGCAAATTTAAATCATCCATGCGTTTAATAGTTATGTTGCCAGTACCAATATCAGAAACATAACTATTACCAGTATTGTCTTTATCAAATTCCATAGTAACTTTATCATTAACACTGCCTAATGCAAAAAAATTAACTTGCACTGGCAATCCTTTTACATTAAGTTCTAAGCATTCATGTACTTGCTGCATAGGTTCATAAGCAAAAACTTGTTTAAATTTTTCAGTTAATGGCTTTGCCCATAGCCCTACATTTGCTCCAACGTCGATTGCAAGATCAAAGTCTGTAACATATTTGTAAGCAGCATCTCTAACATCATCTTGGTATTCAGCCGGTCCTCCATTTTTAACACGCTTAGTAATCATCCTATAAAAATGATTATCGCTATCTGGCATCCAATAATTATATACTTGTTTCATACAACCCCAATTAAAGCATTCTTGCTTCCTATATAATGTAATTCGTTATAACCGTATTTTGATAGTATATCTAATACTGAACTTTTAGGAAACCCGTATCTAGATTCGTGCCCTTTTCTTTCGTAAAGAATAACAGGCAAATACTTTTCAATTGTTTTTAACCCACCTTGAATAATAAACGGCTCGAAGCCTTCGGCATCTATTTTAATAAAGTCTACATTATCAAAATTAAAACTATCTAGTGTTTTTACTAATACTTTATTACTATTGTGATTTAAGTTTACGTGAGTAGAAAATGTACTTTGTGGATTAAAGTTTAAAGACACTGTTTGTTCTTTGTCTCCAATTCCGCAATCGTAAATGTCAACATTTTTTAAGTTAAACTTTTTAGTATTCATTTTAAAGCATTTGTTAATATCAGGAACAATTTCAAATGCTGAAACTTTTTTAAACACTTTAGACATATTGTATGTCATAAGTCCGTAGTTTGCACCTATATCTATGCCGTGCCTAAACTGTTTGCAATACGATAGTGCATTGTCTAACTGATCTTTTTGATAGTCTAAAATATTAGTAAGATTAGATTTTTTTAATGCACGATCTAGTGTACCGTCATTTGGTAAAATATGCCATTGCTGTATTTGATCAGTTTCTATCATTTTTTGTTACTCCTTTGATTACGAAGCGTCTCTTTTCGTTGTCGTATTTCTGCGTTTTCTTTTTCCCACCAATCATCGTCATAGTTATAAGCATATTGTCGAAGTTTAGCATTCATCTTTTTTGCCATTTCAAATGCTTCCTCGAGCTTAATTTCTACTTCAGTGCGGCGACTATCTTCAGGAATTAATTCAATAATTATATCGTATATTTCTCTGTGAACTTCGCATATTGTTCTTTTCTTTTGACTTTTTAATGATTTAAATCCGGCCATTTAAGTTCCTTATAGACTTGCGTCTTCCAGTTTTGATATAATGTTGTTTGCATAAAGGTTCTCCGCTAGTATTTATGTACGTAGTTTATTTAAGAAAAGTAATAAGGTTTAAGTCTATTCCAGGCAAACCCCGATTTATGCTCATTAAAATAATATTGTGTCCAAGCTAGATCATATAACCATTGCTCTCGTGGTATATCTAATTTGGGGTTTTCTAAATACGATAAATTAGGTTGGCATACTGGCCAAGACATTGCAGTGTCATCTAATGCAAATGTAGGAATACCTAAACACGCACTTTCAATAAGGGTATTACTAGTTGTTCCAACTACTGCCCAGGCGTTGTCAAGGTCTTTTTGCAATCCTTTGCCGCCATTTGCTATTGTATTTGTTTCGTAATTAACAGTGTGTGTTACATTAGGAATAGCATTGCTATTTGCAATGCCTTCTGCTATTGACCTACTTTTTCTTGCTTTTGGATGGCCTCTAAGAATAATAGGCATATCAGTATGCATACGTATATGCGTTAAGCAATCAACTACATAATCCCAATATCCAGTAGTAGTATTTCCCCAAACTTTATGAACTTGTTCTAAACTACTGTCATTAGGCTTTTGCAAGATGAATAAAATATAATCACCCTTTGCTTCCCATGGTAGTATTTTTATGTTTTGATCTTTTTTAATTTTTTCAAATCTATCAGGAGGGCTGTTTTCGTTACAAAATATTCCCTGTCGCATAAAATGATTCCATCCTACACGTTGCATGTATAACGGATTTAGCTCTTGTACTGCTGATGTTCCGGATCTAAACACAGGGCTTTCGTATACTAAAAATGGCTTATTTGATTCCTTAATAAAATCAAATTGATCTTTGTATTCTATTAGATGATCTTTATATATGTTAGTTTGCATGAATCCATCAGCACTCTGTACTAACGGATCATTTAAATTTTTAACTAATTTAAAATTAGGCAAGTCAGGAATAAAGTCTTTATTATGCCCATGGAAACTAGTTAAATCAAAGCTACCGTTTATGCCAACTATTAATGGTTCATTAGATGCTGGCATCTTCCATACCTGCCACTCTAAGTTTAACTACGTTTGTAATTTGCCATTGCTTTTGATCAAGACCCTTTAAGAGACCTAACCATTTGTTACGCATTAGTGCAAACTCGTTGATAATCTTTTCATAGTCAACAACATCTGCCTCACCGTCTACGTATTTTTCAACGTCACGGCTTGACAGAGCTCGTTGGTAGTTTTCTAAGTATTTCTTAAAGTATGAGCTACGCAATCTACGTAGCTCAATATTTAAGTAGTGCAGGATTGCTTCAATCTCTTGAAGCTGATTAAAACGTTGTTCAACGATACCGGGCATTTCTGCCGCGGCACGTTCAACATTGCCTTTGAGCTTTACATCAAGTCGACCTTGTATCAGCTCATCTTCAAAGAACTGTACAGCACTCGGTATCTTAGATATGTCTCGCGATACTTCACTATACCAGCCCATTATTCATCCCAATCTTCTTCGTCATCGTCTACATTATCTAAGTCTAGATAGTAGCTAATTGCTGCATCTAAGTTAGAATCAGTTCCGACAACATCTTTAAATGTTTCATCACTAACACCATAGTCTGCTAATAGATCAACATACTTTTCAGCTACTAATTCCATTTGCTTTTTGTCTACGTACTCTTTAAACATTGTCCAGATGTCACTGATGTGTTCTTCATTCATTTGCGGTTGCTTCCTCGATTTGCTCTACGGTTGCTTCTTCTAAGTCAACTTCATCGGTATTTACCACAGGCTTTATTTTCTCGTTGTACTCCATCATGATCTGATCAAGCTTACCGCCGATCATCCAAGCTTTGCGATACTCAAGAACTTCTTCTCCTGCTAGGTTAACATACTTGAGCCGATTACCTTGCTTAACTAACAAGTTCTTCTTCTCAAATAATTCAACTAAACCACTGTATGGATTCATACCAGTTTCATAAGGAATCTTAACTTGCACACCTTCGAAAGGTTTTGCATATCGAGTCTTCATTACTTTACAACCAGCACGTATACCCATAACTTCTGAGATCTTGTTGCCGTCTTCATCTTCTTTCAACTTCATCTTTTTCATTGCAACAACAATACTTGATGCATAGATAAAGCCTGAACCACCACTGATCTTATCATCTGGATCAAACATATCCTGCGATGCATAAGTGTGGTTAGTACATACCAAGCCTACGTTAAGCGAGCCAATCATGTTAACTGTGTTACGAACAAGTGAAGTCAATGCCTTAGGCTTACGACCCATATCACCTTTCATATCACCTTTGTTAAACTGATCAACATCAGTAGGTGTTAGCAACATACCCAACGAATCAACTACAAATAATACTTTAGGACGATCTTCTTCATCCATAGCACGATAATCTGTAATAAATGTTGAGATAGTTTTTGCTACATCATCAATCATTGACATGTTTAGCTTGAGCAGCTTTTCTGCACTAGTGTCAACTTGCAATGCTTGTAGCCAGCTTTCGTCAAGTGCGTTCTCTGAGTCAATTAAGACTACAAATATGCCTTGATCTTGTGCGTGTTTTACAATGTTACCTGAACAGAAATAACTCTTACCTGCTCCTGATTCACCTGCAAACACAGTAACCTTACCTAGTGGAACACCTTTGTGAAAGTCTCCTGAGATAAGATAGTTTAGTGCATATGATCCTGTACTGATCCAATCAGTGGGATCGTTAAATCCAGTACTCATGCCTGAGATACTTTTAGTCAAGTCCTTGCGGAACTTGCTAACGTCAAATGACTTAGCCATTAAATTCTCCTATTAAAGCTGTAAAGAACCCCCAGCAGTGTTTATTACACCGAAGGGGGTCTTAGTACTAGTTACGACTGACGTGCGCGGATCATTGCTAGAATGTCGCTTGCGCCACCAGCTGGTGCTGCTTCTGCAGGTGCTGCTACTGGTGCTGCAATTGCAGCTTCTGCTACTGCTACATCTGCCGCAAATGGCGCTTCTGTAGGTGTAGTTACAGCCGGTGCTACTGGAGCACTTTGACTAGTTGCAGTTGCTTGTGGGCTTGCCGCTTTCTGCGGATCGCCTGTACGTGCTTGCATACCTGCTGGGCGGAAGTAGTTACTCCAGCGATCAGGATCGTATGCTTCACCATCTACACTTGCTTCAAACATTTCCTGCATAACCTTAATCGCAGTTGCGTCTGGCTTTTTAGGAAGGAAGTCTGATAAGTTAAACAAGTTATTAGTGTTAATTGCTTGCATTTCAACGTCACTTAACGGACGCTCTCTACGTGCCCAATTACTTGTGCCGTAGTCTGCATAGCCACCTTTAGATGTTTTGTTTAGACGGAAGTCTACACCAGCTGTGTAATCAGTTGGTAATTCTTCCATGTCTGGATCAAGCAATGCTGCTTTAATGATTTGGAAAATTTGCGGACCAATAATAAAGCGTCGGATTGGATTCTCCGGAGCCTGATCATCTGTCAATGGGCTGTCGTTTACAAAGCCTTGAAATACGTATGAACGCTTCTTCCAATACTTACGACCCATATCTTCAAGACTTGCGTCTTTAAACCATCCACGTACTTCTGCTAGGATGCCGCAGCTTTCGCCGTACATTTCCATACACGGTACTTGTACTTGTACCGGACGTGATGCTGTATCACCTTTAATACCTGCAAACGGAAGTTTGATCATCAAACGTTCTGCCCAGAAGAAATCTGCATCAGGATTACCGTCAGGTAGGAAGCGCAGTGTAGTGCTTTCGCCTTCTTTGATATTCCAAAATGGGTAAATAGGATTTGGACCTTGTGGTCCTCTGTTGCCGCCTCCGGCGTTTGCTTCTTGCTCTTTTAATTTAGCTCGAATTTCTGCTAATGATGCCATAGTTATTGCCTCTCTATTGTTATGCCTATGTTATGTAGCGTTATTGCTACGTGCCTTTAATGTATAGCACAGTTTATTATACTACAGATACTATACAATGTCAAGTCTTTTTTAAAGAAAAAGAAATAAAACTTATAAGTGGGTTAGCGTAATCCTGCTAACTCACGAATTCTGTCATGCTCGCCTGTGTCTGGTGCTTCCATCTGCTGTGGTTGATTGCGCATTTGTAGCTCTTCAAACTTTGCAGTTACTTGTTCAATAAACTGCTTTGCAGGATTGATGTACTCTTCACCGTAGTCTTTTTCAACCATAGTTAGTACTGCTGTTTCGCCTTTTGGAAATGCTCCATTTTCACGATCAAAGTAACTAAGGATGAACTCGCCTAATGGTGTCTTTTGTTCATCTTCTTCCATAGACTCATCATCTTCTCTTTTACTTAATGCGTCACCCATCTTGATAGAGTCAATACTTTGCATTACTGGATACAACACAGTTACAACTTGGTTACCAAACGCACCATCTTTTATACCGCTATCATCGCTGCCAGCAAGCTCTTTCTTCTTAGCAATGCCGCGTAATTTCATCATATCGTCGATAGCTGATTTGAAGTCTTTATCAATACCACTAAAGCCGTTTGTTTTAGATTCAATCCAAGTATATACGTCCCATACATCACTAACGTATCTGTTTGCAAAGCCACGTGGCATTTCTGCTTGTCCGCGTTCAAAAGACTTACCAATGCCGCGTAATTCGCCTAATAGGTCACTAGCATCCTTTGCACTATTAATGTATGCTTCGTCCACAGTGTCTTCATTCATGTCATCCCACATTGCAGATGCTTCTTCTTCGCCGTAGTCGCTATACTTGTTCATGAACTCTTCTTTGTCCATGTCTTGAGCATCGTCAGTCATATCGCGTTTAAACTGGCCCTCGCCAAACTGACCCATCATTTCTTCAAAGCCTTGCTCTAGCTGTGCATCCTCTGGTACGCATTTGTTTACACGCTTGCCTTTGTTCTTTCCAGTACCTTTTTGTGTACCAGCTTTTTTGTAACCATCCCAGCACTTGTCTGGTCCTGCTACTTCTTCTAACTCTTCTGGTCCTAGTGATTTTGCTTTGCTTGCTTCACTTACTAGATTATAAATGTACGGAAATACATCTGCTAGTTCTTCGTTGAACTGCTTAATAGTAAGTTGGTCAATCCAATTCTCTGCAACGTCTGTAGGTACATCTTCCATCATTGGCTTAGCATATGCTGCAAATGTTTCTGCATAAAACTTTGGCTTTTGCAATGACTCGATTGTTTTCTTAACTGTAGCAATACGCTCTTTAACAATACCAACATATCCTGCTAGGCTTTCTGCCATTACAGCACTACGCCCCATGTAGTTTTTAAACTTGCGTAACTTTGCCATTTCTTCTGATAGCCCAACAACGTGTGTGCCAAAATCATCATGGGGTTTACCACCTTCGCTAACATGCATTGCCATTGCTCTTGCACCACTTAGGTGTTTGAATGGATACATAAAACGCTCGCCGTCTGCACTCTCAATGTATATTTTGCCAATGTTGCGAGTGCGTCCTGATGTACTTTCTTGATTAACACTTTCTGTGTGCTTAATCATAATACGTGCTTCGCCTACATTTTGGTAGCTAATTTTACTAGTACCGTATAATTTTGATTCATTCATGTTCTCGTCCTCAGGGGTTTTCGCTAAGAATTTATAATCTCTTTTTTCTAGGTTTGATTTAGTGATATCTCGTACACTATAGTCTAGCATACGCTTTTTGCCAAATATACGTAACTCTTTTAAGAAGTCATACCAATCGCCTTTTGTCATTTCGTCTTGATCTTCCATAAAGTCTTTACTGTATATAACAGTTAATCCTTCATCTTCGTCAATACTTATGCTAACTTTACCAAGCCCGTTATAGTTAAAATCAAAAAACCTTGCAAGTTCTGGCTCGTTGGTAACTGTTCCTACTTCGTCACCTATAGTAACTTCAGGAAAGCGTCCTCTAATCTTATTAAAAAGATCTTCACCAATTTTATTAAATTCTATCATACTGTATTTATCTACCTAGTTAAAAGTTACTGCTTATAAAGATGGGCATAGGTGCTTCGTAATCCTCTATGTCTTCAGCTTGTGTAAAGGTACTATATATTCTTGGATCCCAGTCTTTGAGTACTGACATCATTCTTAGTGCAAGTAGTGTAGCACTAACTAAGTCGTCACTGCCGCCTGACTTTGCTTGATAGCTACTGCCTGTTGCAACAAACGCTTTGAGCTCACTAATAAGAGTCTTACTTCTAACCTTCATCTTATCGTTTTCGATCATAGTTTTAAGTCTACTACACGCTGTAATCTTAGTACCGTGTGTGGTGTTAAATCCTTTGCGGAACTTTCTTACGTGTCCTTTACGCATTGGTTCACTTACAAATAGCCCTGGAATGTTTTCTTCTCCAAAATCATTAATGACTATTAAACATGCTTCGCCTATGCCATTATTTTCAACACTCCAATATATACCGTTAGCGTTATTAGTTTCTTGCTGCAGGTATGTGCATATATCTGCAAGCACTCTAATTTGTCCGGGGATAGCTGTTGTGTTATGTTGCCACTCTGCTACTTGTTCGTAACTAGGCAGTTCAAACACTTGTATAGCTGCGTTATCGCCTCCTGTTCCCATACTAGGGTCAAGTGCTACTGCATACGTATATTGCGCTGTAGGCTTCTTATACCAGCGTGTTTGGCCCATGTTAAGCATAGGAGCCACACCTTCCATAACAGCAAGTTTAATACTATTAATAAGTGTTTCGTCAAATACTAGGAATTCACATCCGTATTCACGTCTAAACTTCTCTTCACCAATACGTCCAACTTCTTCTACTTTCCA